GTTTATTATTAAATATATTTAATTTTATATACTTATTATCAACTTGACTATCTAAAAAATCATAAAAATTAGTATATTGTTTTTTTATATCAAATAGTATAGCATTAATCGATAAAAATTACAACTATTTTTACACGATTAACAAAAAATATGCGTGTAAAAAATCAAAAAGTTATTGCAAGGCATATCGCTTTGTGCTATTAATATTATTTGCTCAATTTGAACTTCTCACAATCGTAATATATGTTAGGCATTTTTTCTTTTATATTCTTAATTTCATACCCTCTTATAGCACACACAACTTTAATTTTATTATTATTTGCAACATAAACTTGATAATATTTACATTTTGCAGAACATTTTGCCATATGCACCATCCTTTTATAGAAGGGAAGGCTAAAAAGCCTATCCCTTATTAATTAGTTGAACCTATTCCTCCCACCCTTTCATCTTTTACAGGTTTATCATTATCTGCTTTTAGGTATTTCTCAAAAATTCCCTGAGCGATGGCTTCGCCCTTGTTGATTGACAAAGTTTTATCTCCATGATTGATTAATTTTATCCATATATGCCCTTCGTTTAAAGCATTTGCGTAATCTGCATCAATAACCCCTACGTTATTAGAAAGTGTTACATCGTATTTAAACCCTAATGAACTTCTTATGTATATCTTTAATACTTCGTGGTCTTGCATATAAGCCTTAATTCCTGTAGGAATTTTTATTGTTTCGCCTGGATTTAATTCAAAGCTGAATGGGCTATATATATCATACCCAGCCGATTTAGCTGTAGCACGTCTTGGCAGCTTAATATCAAGATATTCTTCAGCTAATTCGTGCCTTTCTCCACCGACATCTTTAACATATTGTTCAAATGAAATTTTTTCAAAGCCTCTTTTTTTAGGGAATAAAAATTGAACATCATCAGCAGTTAATGTAATATTAAAATCTTTTACTAAATAATTCATACAAATTCCTCCTATTTTATATTAATATTTTACTGCAAATTGATTATCAGAAGCTAACCAAATTCCTAATACTTCATCAAATCGCTTATCCTTATTTGGTATATATCTGCCAAACTTAATAATTATATTTTTGTATTGTATTAATTCTTTTATTTTATCTTGAATTTCTTCAGGATAATAACCTGTGTAAATTACTATATCATCATTGCACTTTTGTCTAAACTGTTTTATAAATTCTAATACTTCATCAAATTGTAACATCGGTTCTAACCCACCTATAACAATTGCTTGTGCAATTGGATTGTTGAGGTATCTATCAATGATACTCTCAATAGATACTTCAATGTTTTTTTGTTGTGCTATTTGTGAATTTTGACATATAGAAATATCTAAATTTAATTCCTTTAAACATTTCCAATCACAATTACACATAGCAATCATCATAGATGTTTTTTTATAGTCTTGAAAATCTTCATCTATTATATATTTAATTTTCATTAAACTTGTACCAATATCTCCTTTCAAACTCTGCTTTACGCTCTTTATTATAAGAACTGCTTGGAGTTAAATAACCCACGATTCTTTGAAATGTATCTATAGTTGGTTCTTGACATACTGGGCATATATCTCCATAATAACCATGCCTATTTTTACAAGTTGATATTTTATTATTAAAAGCGAAATAAATTACGCCCTTGCCTGCTATATAATTTAATAAGTCCCATGCTTGGTCTTTGTTTGCAAATTTTCCATCAACATTTATATGGCATATTTGACCGCCGCCACATTTTTTATCAAGCACAGAACCTAATCTTATTTTTTCATCTAATGTACATTTTTCAGTTAGTGGTATCCATTGGTTTGCATAAATAAAGTCATTATACTTATTAGGATATAATCTATTATCTTTTTCACATAATATTACTGCACATCTTTCAGCAGGAACTGCTTCAACATTAATACTATAGTCAAAATTATAAGAATCTTTAACTTCATTAATAGTATCCATAATTAATGAAGCAAACTGTATACCTTCATCAGTATAGTATTTATTTCCAAATTCATCTTCTTTGATTAAACCAAAATGTCTAATGGTTTCATACATAGCATTTATTCCAATAGTATTGTATTGTCTGCTCATATCTATTAAACCTTTAGAATAATTAGGCAAAATTCCTTTTTCTATGTTTCTCTTTATAATATGTCTGACTATATCAAGCACATCAATACATAATTTAACTCTTTCTTTAAGTTTTTCAATATATTCTTCTTTAGAATTAGTTTCATAAGCTATCCTAACAAGGTTAATTGTATTTACCTTAACAGAACCTATTTTAAGTGATGTCCCTCCTATTGAGTTTATAAAACCTGTTAGTTTGGAGAAGTTATTAATGAGCCTGCAACAAGAACTCAAACTTGTAACATCTTCGCTAACAAAAAAGTTTGCATCACACCATTCTGTATTGTGGTCGCTACACCACCTTGCAAAATCTTCGTCCATAAATTTACCATTCTGGTATAATAAAGAGTAAGTAATAACTGGGAATGTAAACATCATTTCCTGTCTTGTTTTAGCAACGACTTTCATAAATGCTTTCTGGAATTCTATTATCTCGTCAATATGCTCAACTATATATGTACCATCTGGATATTTTCTATCTCCAAATATTTCAGCAAGATAATACCTGTCCATTATTGAAACATTAGTAAATGAACATTGATTTACTCTTAAATATGGCTGATTGAGTCCATAAATAAATTCTTGAAAACACTGGTCTCTATAATATTCAGGAGATATTAAATAATAACCATTTTTTACATCATTATACCAAAAATAGTATGCATGGACTAAAAAAGATGATATTCCACATGCTCCACTTGTTCTATTTGAAGTCCAACTTACAAATTCTTTTACATGTGCAACAAATGTAGTTAAGTGTTTCGGTGCTCCACCGCCAAATCCATCAACAAAATACAAGCCTTTTTGTACTACATCTTCTAAATCATACGCAAAACAATATGGAACAAACGAGGCAGAGTATCCATCATGCAAATACAAAGCGCCACTCCATTCAGCTTCAAGCCATTCTTCTGCTCTTTTTGAACCATATTTTTTAGTTATTTCATAAAATGTTTTATTAAAAGACAATAATTTTTTTCTTGGCTTATTCATTTCTGATTCAAGAGAACAAATATCCTTTTGGCTTACATTAGCATTTGAATCTATTGATGCATCTGCAACAGTATCACTATCAATAAAATTATCTATAAAATCAGTATCACTTAATTGGTCATTATGTAATGAATTTAATCTTTCAAAATCTTCTCCATACTTAGCCTTCATTTTGTTTAAGGCTACTACAAATGGTAAATATAATTTAACATTTATGTCCATACTATATCTCCTTTACCCAGTTTATTGCTTCTAAATAATTCATTATATTTCCATCTACTTCAAGCATTGGTACAGATTTAAACCCTTTTTGTATTAAAATATTCATATCTGATACTTTTTCATATATCACTCCTTTCTCATCTAATTTTTGTTGCAGTATTTTACATCTTGGACAATTGTTTGAATAAAATGTGACTTTTATAACGACCACTCCTTTACACGTTTTGCTTTAGAAAATCAACAAATTTTCTTATTATTCTTTGTTGGTCAAACGGTATATTCTCATCGAAATTATCGTAAAATTTATTATGTAATTCGTCTATATTATTTTTAAATTGTTCTTTAATTTCTTGGTTAAAATATTTGTTTTTTTCATATTTCTCTAATTTCTGTTTATACTCTTTATATATTTCGTATTTGTCACAAACACTACTACAATCACAATTGCGTCCTGCACTCCAATATGATGTACAATTCATACATGGATTTTTAATTTCCTCCATCTATATCATCCTTTCTAATTGGTTTATCATCTATTGGATAGAAGTATTTATATGTAGGATTTTTACAAATATTTTGGAATTCCATATAATATTGATATTGACTTGGTATCGCCATATACCGCCAACACTCATTTTTCTTTTCACATGTTGGATTTCTGCACATTGCTATGTCAGGCATATTATACCTCCTATTTTATATTTATATTTTTTAATTCCTCTTTAATTGCTATAACCTTACGACTATATCTAGAAGAATCTATTCCTCTACTAACAAGATTTTTTGTTGCTCGTTCCCCCATATTGTATGACATCAAAACAATATGCTCATTATTGTATTTTTTTAGCAATTGTGACAACATATATACTCCTGCGTCTATATTTTGATATGGGTCTATAAAATCACTTATGCCTAATTCTTTAGAAAGCCATTTGTGATTAATGCTATTTATTTGAAAAAGACCATAGTCCTTGCTACCATTAGAATTTTTATGTACTAAATTAGGATTAAAATTACTTTCTGTTTTTATTACAGCTATTGCTAAATCATAAGGCACATTATATTCTTTACATTTGTTGTATAGGTATTTTTGAATATCTTTATTTAGTGGTATATCATATTCTGGAATAATTTCTTCTTCTTCCTCTAAAGTTATTTCAGGAATTGTTGTTTTTACAGGTTCATATATATTCTCTTCTTCTGCTATATTTATAGTATCACAAGGTTCATATATATTCTCTTCTTCTGCTATATTTATAGTATCACATTCATTATTATTTGTCAATATTATATTATTTGCTATATAAACTCCTGTAGCTGTGAATATTATAAAAACTATTAATCCAAAAATTATGCGTCTCAATGATATCTACCTCTCTCTCTTTTGTTTTAGTACAATTTTAACTTTCTTTCATTAAATCAAATAGTTTTTTATTTCTTCTTCTATTGGAACAAGTTTGTCGCTCCATGAATCATAAACTAATTCTCCATTTTGCCATTTCTTGAAGTCTTCCTTGGATGCAATACAAAGGCTATGTGTTGAACTGCTATTTGTTTCAAAAACACCTCTGCGAATTACTCTCATCTTACATTTCCTCCTTAATTTCCTTTATAATATTCATCATGTGGATAATTTACATTAATATCCACATTATAATCATCATTATCATTACCAGTAATAATAAAGCTTTCCGATGAAAACAAAAATTTCATAAGTTTATCTTCATCTTCACAAATTTCTAGAAAATCATCTAACTCATAAGAATGGTCTATATATCCATATGCCAAATACTTATACTTACCATCAGATGATGGTAATATTGATGGGTTTGATAGTTTTGTGAATGTATCCCCATTTCGTTTGTAGATTGTGATATATGGACTGTTATTATGAGTCACAGCTAGATATGTACCTGTTGAATCAAATGCTATTCCAAACCCTGTACCCGTTGGTAATGTTGATGGGTTTGACAGTTTCGTGAATGTATCTCCGCTTCGTTTGTAAATTGTGATATATGGACTGCTATAATGAGTCACAGCTAGATATGTACCTGTTGAATCAAATGCTACTCCCCACCCATAACTCGCTGGCAATGATGACGGGTCTGATAGTTTTGTGAATGTATCACCATTTCGTTTGTAGATTGTGATATATGGACTGTTATCATGAGCCACAGCTAGATATGTACCTGTTGAGTCAAATGCTACTCCATTCGCAGCATCTGTTGGTAATGTTGATGGGTTTGGCAGTTTCGTAAATGTATCCCCACTTCGTTTGTAAATTGTGATACATGGACTTTCATAATGAGCCACAGCCAGGTACGTACCTGTTGAGTCAAATGCTACTCCACGCCCAGTACCCGTTGGTAATATTGATGGGTCTGATAGTTTTGTGAATGTATCTCCACTTCGTTTGTAGATTGTGATACATGGACTGTTATCATGAGCCACAGCCAGGTACGTACCTGTTGAGTCAAATGCTACTCCATACGCATAACTTGTAGGTAATATTGATGGGTTTGATAGTTTTGTAAATGTATCCCCATTTCGTTTGTAGATTGTGATATATGGACTGTTATTATGAGCCACAGCTAGATACGTACCTGTTGAATCAAATGCTATTCCACGCCCAGTACCCGTTGGTAATGTTGATGGATCTGATAGTTTCGTAAATGTATCCCCATTTCGTTTGTAGATTGTGATATATGGACTGCTATAATGAGCCACAGCTAGATACGTACCTGTTGGGTCAAATGCGACTCCCCACCCAGTACCCGTTGGTAATATTGATGGGTCTGATTCATAATGCGTAGTATATTTTTCATGCTCCCAACCAAATTCGCCTATTGTAAATTTTATAAAATCTTGCTTATCGTCCAGGATGTTGTTTTTAGTAATACATATTGAATGCGTACTACTTGAATTTGTTTCAAAAACACCACTTCTTATAACCTTCATACATAACCTCCTATATATTATTTTTATATAAAATCTTAGCCGAAAACCACGACGGCTTCAGCCTCGTGGATGAAGGCTTATCCTTGTTCTTGAATATATTTTTCTATAACTTCTTTACTTACATTACCTATACTACAAACAAAATATCCATTGCTCCAAAATGTTTGCTCCTTCCAAAATTCTTTACTTAAATCCGGTAGTTCACATTTTAATAAAAAACATATTTTATACAAGTAGTCTTATCACCTACTTATATAATACCACAAGTTTTATATTTGTCAAGTATAATTTTATATTTATATTTTATAAAAATTCACTATTTGCTATAGTATATTCTTCTATCCAATATTCTTTTACATCCTCGTTTTCAATAAACTTACCATCCTTAAATATTTTCTGAGATTTTTTCTTACTCTTATTGATATATATAACATCACCTGTTTCTATTGGATATTTTTCAAAATCCCATTTACTTACTTTCATGATGCCTGTAGTACCTTTTGCTAAACAGTATAAATTAAGTTTTGGAGAAAATTTAGTATCAATATCCATAACATACGCATATCTTGGATTTATATTAGGAATTGTCGTTTGAATATATCCTAATAATTCTTGTTCAAATTTAATTTGTTCCTTTAAAGATATTCTTTTATTAGGCGTTATACTTTCAATTTCTTTTAATGCAGTTATACGCTTTATTTTTGTATTGTCTTTATATTTTTTATCATATTTATTACTTCCTTCAGTAAACTCTTTATACACATTACTTCCTTCAGTAAACCCTTTATACACATTCAATAGTTTACCGTTTTCTCCAAATTGTTTGAAGTAATTTAATTGTATTAATATACTTATTTGTCTTGTGTTTGCTGATGTTTTTTCTACAATGTCTACAAGCAAATCAATAAAACTATTATATTTATTTTTGCTTAATTCATATAGCTCATTTGCTACTTCTTTGTTTAGATATTTAATACTTGCACAACCTCTGTATATAGTGTTTTCTACTTTATCAAAGAAATAATCAGCTTTTGACTTACCAAACTCTATAGGTTTTACTTTTATACCCTTACTCTTTGCATATTCAATTATCTTTGTAGTTTTTTCTTGATTGTCTTTGTTTAATAATACTGTCAAATACTCTATGGTATAGTATTTTCTCAAATAACCACAAGCAAAACCTATCATACTATATGGCAAACTATGATTTAAAGAAAACAAATAATCGCTTGCATCTTCTATAACTCTTAAAAATGATTCTATAATCTTTTCTGCTTCTTCTTTTGTGGTATTATATTTTTCTTGCATTGTTTTTATAAAACCATCTTTTATTTGTGGTATGTATTGTTCTGTTCCCAACTTCTTGGCAAACCCTCGTCTTATTACGTCTGCCTCACCCATTGTAAAACCACAAAATTTATTGAGAAATTCAATAATCTGTTCTTGATATACAAGATAATTAAGCGTTGAAGACAACATCTCATTTAGTGCAGGATGCCCATTATCATTAATTATGCCTTGACACATTTTATCTCTATATGATTCTCCTGCTGGTCTTATTGCACCATTAGCCATTGAAAACAAAGATAAATAATCTATATATCCTATTTGTTTTTTTATTTTATTTAATACTTCTTTACTAAATAGTTGTTTTATTACATGCCCTGCAAAATCAGACTCCATCTGAAATATAGAAGTATTGTCTTGTGCAATATCTTCCCATACAGAAACGTCATTAAAATCCAAATTGTCAGGCGTAATCCTTTCAATTCCTGCTAATTTACAAGTTTCGTTTATAATTTGTATGTTATCTAATCCTAATATATCAAGTTTAACAAAATTAACACTATCAATACCTTTCATATCTACCTGTGATATCGGATATTCATTTGTAGAAGTAGTAAACAATCCTAATTCTTCTTCTAAGTTATAATAACTTACCACAGAGCCACAAGGATGTATTGAGACTGATGTAATTACGCCATTTAATAAATCAACATATTTAAATAATTCAGGATATTGTTTTCTATATTTTTCTTCATCTTGTTCGACATTTTCACATATCTTATTAACTATATCAAGTGGTATTTCCAATGCTCTTGCCACATCTCTAATCGCACCTTTTAATGCTACAGTATTAAAAGCTACTATATCACAACAATTTAACCCCAAATTATTAAACACAAATTTTTTGACTTCATCTCTTCTGTTAGGCGGGTAATCCACATCTATATCGCTAAGACTTACCCTTTCAGTATTCATAAATCTATCAAAATTAAGATTATATTTAATTGGGTCTACTTCGGTAATGCCTAATAAATATGCACACAGACAACCAGATACCGAACCTCTGCTAGGCCCTGCATATATATCATTGTTTTTACACCAAGAAATTATTTTTTCCTGTAACAGCAAATAGTCTATTGCCTTGTTTTTTCTTATTGCTTGTAACTCGTATTCAATTCTATTTCTATATGTTTCGTTATTTAACTCCTTTTCGATCAAAGCATTATTAATTTTTTCTAAAAATACTTGTTCAGCATTTTCAGTCTTAGGATATTTGTATGTATAGTCTAATTCAAAATTTTCTATCATATCTGCAAGTATGTTTGTATTTTCTATAGCTTCTAAAAATACTACTTTTGGTAGTGCATTTTGTTCAATATATGCTTCAACAAGTTCGTCATAAGTTTTAAATGTCAAATCCCAATCTTCTTCATTTTCAAATTTAATATGTTTTGATTTTTGCAATATTCTTCTAACATCGTGTAATTCTTTATTTAGACTATGTGTATCTGTACCAGCAATAAGCGGAATATTATATTGTTTAGATAACTCATATAAATATTTATTATACTTATATTGTGTTTTTTCTTTGTCGTTATGATGTTGTATTTCAAGAAAACATCTGTGCTTATTTTTGATTAAAAAATCTAAAAATTTTTGTTTAGCACTGTCTGTTCCGTTGTTTAATATTCCTCCTAAACACGCTGTCGTAACAATAATGTTATCGCTTGTGCTAATTAATTCATCTAATGCAATTCTTGCATCATAATAAAAATGTCCATCTTTAGTATAAGCAAGTGAAGATAATCTATTTAATTCTTTAACTCCATCTTTGTTTTTGGCAATAAGAATACAATGCCAATTGTCTCTAACTTTGTTTTCTAAAGATTCAGTAATATAAAATTCTTGCCCATGTATATATTTTATACCAGCCTTATCACAAAGTTGTTTCTTTTTAATCCATTGAAATACATTTCCATGCTCTGAAAAGCCAATAGAAGTCATGCCGACTTCTACGGCTTTATTTATGTATGCTTCATATTTAGTTGCACTATCTAAAATAGATAAATCGCTATGTAAATGAAATATAGTATAATTACTCATAATCAACCTCGCATAAATTCTGGTAAATTTTCATCTCTAGGGTCTGGTAAATTATCATTATATTTATTTTTATCCCATTTAAATACTTTATCTAGTTCTTCTTTTGTAGACCATAACCTATATGAAGGACTATCAAAATATACCCCCAATTCTTTATCTTGCGTTCCAGTAATTCTATTTTTAAATAAGTCTATAATACAATCATACTCTATTGGCTGAACTACATATTCCCCTTTTTTATTTTTTATTCCTTCTTTTTCTTTTGGAGTAATTCTATGTATAGACATAACATAATGTGCTAAATTGGTTATGTCTCCGCTTCCACCTACGTCCAGTTTAGTTAATCTTCGTATTGTTTCAACCTTTCGTGGATGTGCTACTAAATGCACAAGGACATTAAATTTATGTGCAAAATTTACAAGTTTTACTACAAATTCTTTCTGCTTTTGCCATATGTTTTCATTATTACACTCAAGGTCAATCATCATCAAATTATCTAACACAAAAATCTTAACTCCTTTTTTACGTGCCAATTCTTCCATTTTGTTCAATATTGAAGTTGCTGTAAAGTCTTTATCGTTATCATAAACGTAAATCCTCCCTCTGTACCAATCTCTCATTTGTTTTCTAATCTCTGGTTTTATTTTTCTAATGTGTTTATTTTCAATTTCAATATGCCTTCTCCCTGCCAATTGCAATTCAATCCATTTTTTTAACTGTGGCTTAGTCATTTCTCCACTAAACACAAATACATCGTATCCTTGATTTAAAGGTTCACATATACACATTTGATTTATTAATACTGACTTGCCACTGCCGTTGATCCCTGTGATTATATTTATACAACCAAAGAAAAATTTATATATCCATTTGTCTATCTCTTCAAAACCAGAAAATACACCTTCAGCAGTTTCTACATCAAATTCCTGTATATCATACAAATCCACCACATCAGTAATAGGCATTTCTTTTGCATTATCGATACATTCTATAACTTTATCTTTTCCGTAATAATACAATACTTCGTTAATATCTTTTATGTATATTGTTTTACCATCTTTTTCTATTTCTGTCGGTGCTTCAACTTCATAGCAACGCCATTGTCCTAAGCGTGGTATTATATTTTTCTTCATTTTCCGTCCAGCTTCATCAGCATCAGCCCATATTATTATTTTATTAAATTGCTCTAACCAGTCCCAGTTCTCCTCGACCCACGATTCATTCCCTGCACCAAATGGTACTGAAACTGTATTTTTAAATCCTGCCTCAATAGCTGATAAACAATCTAACTCTCCTTCGCAAATCAGCAACGGTTGTGTCGGATCAATTCTATTAATATTAAATAATAAAGGTGTAGTATCAGCACCTTTTTGACACCAACATTTCATTTCTCCTTTATTAAGTTTTCTTGCAGGACGATATTTTACCATTGTAAGAACATCATTTGTATCATAATAATTAAAAACTATATTGCCATGACTATCTTGTCTAATATCACAATAGTCTAATGTTTCTTTGCTTATACATCTTAATGTAAGATATTGTTCTACTTTACTTCTATCCGTATTTGTTTCTTCTTTAGGATATTTATATTCTCGTTTTGTTTCTATGTTTTTTGTACCAAAGCTATATTTAATTCCTACTTCCTCAAATAGTTTTTCTACTGCTCCTAAATATGTATAACCTTGTTGCATATATAGGTCTAATATTCCAAAATTACGACTACATCCAAAACAATGATAACTATAATTCTTCGGATTCCACACGAAGGAAGGAGTTTGCTCCTCGTGAAATGGACATAATGCTTTTAAATTTCTTTCGTCAAATTCTTGTAAATGTAACGCTTCTGCAATTATATAAGCAGCCCTATCGCCCATTTGTTCCTTTGCTTTAATAATAAGTTCTTGCGGTATTAACAAATAATCAACCTCCTTCTTTTTTTGATATAAAGGGAGAAAAATTTCTCCCTTTATATATTAATTATGAGAATGAATTAGAAAGGAAGGTCATCCATTTGACTATCTATTTGTGAATTGCTCATATTCACAAAGTCGAATATAACAACATTTACAAATGATTTCTTATCTTTTCCTTCTCCTATAGTTGTATTGCTAATTTTACCACTTGTGATTTTAATTCTGTCTTTTGCAGATAAAGCTAAAGCAGGCTCTTTTGCTTTACCTACAAATGTAGCAAACCAATAAGAATTAACATATTTACCTTCTTTGTTTTTCTCACTGGTTGAAATCCTGCCTTTTACAAAATTACCTTTGTCCTCAATTTCCCAAACAGTAGCATAAGCATTATTAAATAGTATCATAAAATACCTCCGTTTTTATATTTTTATTTTATCAGCCATTTCCTTTGTTAGAGGAATATTGTTCACCTAATAAATAGTGATAATCTATTATTTCTGCTGTTTTTACACTTCTACAATATTCACATTTACCACATGGTATAGGCTCTACCTTGCCTTCCTTCAGTGCTATAATTCTTGGTAAATGTTCTTCTA